CTACTTCGGCTATCACATATAAAATACAAGGTAAGTCTGGAGATGGAACAGTCGTTGTATTTAATGTAAGACGTGCTAGTGCAGACAATACAGGAATATTAACAGCATATGAAATAGCAGGATAAAATTATGATTATAGCAAAAGCAATTTTAAAAATTAATCCAAATGCAGTATTTAGTTATACTGATATTGATAATATTAATTGGTTGGAAGGAACAACACCTATACCAGTAGCTGAGATACAAGCACAATTACCTATTGTAGAATTTGATATGGCTATGGAAGATTTAAGAGCTAAAAGAAATAAACTATTACAAGAGACAGATCATTATGCTTTATCAGATCAAACTTTATCTGATGACATGAGAACTTATAGACAAGCATTAAGAGATATTACAGAAAATTTAACAACAGTAGAACAAGTAAAAGCAGTAGAGTTTCCAACTAAACCATAAGGAGTTTAGATGAATAAATTTCTGAATATCTTACAACATTGGAAGAATAACATATGGAAGAAATTAAACAGCGAATTAAAGAGCATGAGGGGTTTAGGGATACTGTGTATTCCGATAGCTTGGGCTTTGCTACTATTGGTTATGGGCATCTTGTATTACCCTCTGATAATTTTATTGAGGGTGTTACTTATGACAAAGAAACTCTTGAAGAAGTTTTTGATAATGATTTTAAAATAGCAGTAGATTCAGCTAGAGAATTATTAAGAGATATAGAATATAATCATATAGTTTTCGGTGTAATTGTTGAAATGTGTTTCCAATTAGGCAAACCACGAGTAATGAAATTTAAGAAAATGTGGGAAGCCTTGAGAGAAAAAAACCTTGATAAAGCATCACAAGAAATGATAGATAGTAATTGGCACAAGCAAACCACAAAAAGATGTGAGGCTTTGGCTAGTATAATGAAAAACGCAAACAAATAGGAGAACGATTATGCCAATGGGAAAAGGAACTTATGGTTCAAAAAAAGGAAGACCACCTAAAAAATCTAAAATGATGAGCAAGAAAAAGAAGAAAAAATAATGCCATTAATTAAAGGATATTCAGCTAAATCTATCTCTAAAAATATTAAAAGAGAATTAAAAGCTGGTAAGAAAAGATCACAAGCTGTAGCTATCGCACTTTCGGTAGCTAGAACAGTTAAAAGGAAAAGAAAAAAATGAGTTTTATAGATATAAACAATATGTCATTTGGATTAGCAGTTCAAAGAGGATTAGTTAATAATTTTTCTGCTGTTCAAAAATTTGGATTGAATACTGCTGTTGGAAGTGGTGCATTTGAAACTGTATGGGACGGAGATAATATTTATACTTACGCACCATCTTCAGGAACTGCTACTGCAACTTCATCTGATACTGGTTCTGACAATAATGGTACAGTTAAAATATTTGGTTTAGATTCTAATTACGATCTAGCAGAAGAAACTTTAACAATAGGTGGTAGTGCTGGAACAGTATCTTTTTTAAGAGTATTTAGAGCATTAATGGTTAATGCAAATACTGGAAATACAAATGTAGGCACAATAACAATCACAGTATCATCAACATCTGTAGCTTTAATAAGACCAACATATGGTCAAACTTTAATGTGTGTTTATACAATACCAAGAAATTACAAAGGCTATATTTTACAATTAGATTTAGGAAGTTCTAAAGATTTAGAAAATGAAATAAGATTTATTACAAGAGAAATAGATAATGGAAATTCTTGGAATACAAAAGCATTTATAACTACAAGAGGTGGATTTGTAGAAAAAAATTATCATGTTCCAATCGTATTACCATCTAAAACTGATGTTGAGATAGTTGCAAAAGCTAGTGCTACTTCTTCAGTAAGTGCTGGATTTGAATTAATACTTGAGAAAGTGGTTCAAAGCTAATGGCTAAGAGACCTAGAACAACTGGCGAACATATTGTTGCTCTCTATGGTCATATAACAGGATTAAAAAAATCTATTCATACAATTCAAAATAATCATCTAAAGCATATGCACGAAGATATAGAAAAAATTAACGATAAGATTGATAACAAATTTGATAGTTTAACCAATTTAATTATGTATGGAGTCGGTGCTGTAGCTTTATTGTTTATAGCCCAAGTGCTTTACTTTTTATCAAAATAATATACAACAAATACTTGTATGCAATACTCTCGTATTTTAACGATTTCTGATTTACATATTCCAGCACATCATCCTCAAGCATTTGATTTTTTAAAAGCATTAAAGAAATTTGTTAATCCTGAAATTGTTATAAATGGTGGAGATGAACTGGATAAACACGCGTTGTCAATGCACGACTCTGACCCTGATTTACCTAGTGCTGGAGATGAATTACGAATATCTAAAAAATATATATGGGAACTTAAAAAGATATTTCCTAAAATGATTTTATTACATTCAAATCATTCATCTTTAATTTATAGACGAGCATTAAAACATGGTATGCCAAAAGCATATTTAAGATCATATAACGAATTTTTAGAAGTGGACAGCCAATGGAAGTGGGTAGATGATTTAAACTTAAAATTAAGTGATGGTTCAGAATGTTATTTCACGCATGGAATGGCTTCAGAGGGTTTAAAATTAGCTATGCAATATGGTAAAAATGTTTGCCAATTTCACTTTCATTCTAAGTTTCAAATACAATACTTTTCTAATCCTGATAATTTGGTGTGGTCTCTCCAATGTGGGTGTCTTACTAAACAATCAAATCTTAATTTCTTATATTCGAAGAATCATAGACTTAGATTTGTAATAGGTACAGGTGCTATCATAAATGGTCAGCCTAGATTATTTCCAATGGTTTTAGACAAAAAAGGAGATTGGATTGGTAAAATCGTCTAGTTTAAAGCCACACAGAGCCACGCAGAGAGCCATTGACAAGCAAATAGGTGGTAACCATTACAAGGGTAAAATACAGCCTATAGAATTGATTATATCGCATAATTTAGACTTTATAGATGGCAACATAGTGAAATATGCTGTTAGAAATAAAAAAGGCGAGAACCTAAAAGAAAAATATGATAAAATAATTCACTACTGCGAATTAGCAAAGGAATTAAAATGTGGTTGAATTTATTAACATCTGGTTTAAAAGTCGGTGCAAAGATTTATCAAAATCGTAGAGAATCTAAAATGCTAGAATCACAAGCACAAAGACTTCATTACGAAAAAATGGCACGAGGCGAAATTGAATATCAAGAGAAAGTTATTACGAGTAATGATAAAGGCATTAAAGATGAAATTGTCCTTTTTCTCGTATCTATTCCTTTCATTATATTGGTGTACTCTGTTTTTTCTGATGACCCATCAGTAAAAGATAAAGTTGATTTATTTTTTCAATACTTCGATCAATTACCTTTATGGTATCAAGCATTGTTTATTGGTATCTGTTCTGCGATCTATGGCTTAAAAGGTGCAGATATATTTAAAAGAAAATAATTTCATTCAATCATAAAAATCTATAATATGTCCTAATGGACAAAATAAAAGTAGATGCTGTAATAACTGATTTAGAATTACAATTAGAAACAAGCAACAATCCTTATGGTAGCTTTGTTAATTTTAAATTCATAGATACTTTTCCATCTTTTCCAAAAGTACATGACATGATTTCTCAAATTAAAAAAAGAGATGATGTTGAACTAATCAATTACGAATATTCCTATACTGGGATTCACGAAGATACTGACCTTAAATATTTTGAGATAACTTTAAATTAAGTCGAGGCTAGTAAGAGAGAGAAAAAACTAGCCTCAACTATTTTAGGTTCAAAGAGCAAAGTGGGAATGTTTAATAAACCACATTGAAACACCTAAAATTCTTTTTAGCGAGTCGCCAAGTCTCCCTGACGACTCTATCTACTAACTGATAAAGGGAGAAATAATAGTCATTACAACTGTCGTTAGTAGAATTCATTAAACTGGTTGCTTTCCTGTTAGTGCTAAATCTCTTTTTAATTCAGATTGCTTTAGCGAAATATATTGACTTAAATTAGAATAATGAAACCTAGCTTTAATTAATTCTTCTTCAGCATTTGCATACTGCTTTACTATTTCTCTATATTCAGCATCAACTCTACTTTTATGTTCTGCTTCTATAACTGTTTTAGTTTCTAATTTATATTTAAGAAATAATTTACTGAACATAGCTTTTTTACCATCTTCTAAAAGAATAACTTTCTTATGCCATTCAGCCCATTCTTGAGATGCTTTTTCTAGTTCTTCGTATGATTTGTTGCTTAACAACATATATCTCTCCTTACAAAATAATTAATAATAAAACAATAGATAAAAATGAAACAATCCATTTACTATGTTTTCTATGTATTGGTTTTCCAAAAACTATCATGGGTATAATAACATCTCCTCTGCTTCTTGATTTAGTTTTTCAATTTGCTGTTTGAGATGTTTATTCTCTTTATGCAAATCTTCTATAATCTTAGATTGTTTTTTATTCTCCATGTATAAGGCTTGGATTTCTTCCAACTTAAAAGCGAAATCCTTTTTAATATTATGAATCTCGCTTACAAGTGCTTTAATTTGATTATCTTTATCTATCATAATTAAAATGGTATTTCGTCATCCATATCACTCATGGAATCAACTGGTTTAGCATGATCTGGTGCAAATTGCGTTGCGTGTGTTGGCATGGCTTGAGAAATAGGTTTCAAGCCATCAACATTATCAGTTCTAGGTTTATATGGTTTAGTCATAATAAAACTTAAAACCATTTGAATATTACCTTTATCATAAGGTTTAGGAGTTTCAATTTGTTGAGTCTTAGCAAACCACTTTCCAGTAAAACCTTGTTTAACTAATCTTTGAACTGCTTCTGTTTGATACCATTCATTTATTTGTGATAGTTTATATTTTTGTTTTGTTGCACTACACATAAATAAACTTTCAGCACTAGCTTTATATTCATACTTGGGACTTTGAGAGCCTGTTGGTTTTAACCAAAGTGTAAGTGCTACAAAGTCTTTATTGGATTTATTATTTTGATAAGACATTTATTTATTCTCCTTTTTCCATTGTTTTAGTTCTTCGTTAAATTCGCTTTCTAGCTTATCGATATATCTCATAGCCCTAAAGCCTTTAAAATATTTCTCATCTATTTTAATAACATACATAGAAACTTCTTTTTGAGGTTCTTTAGGTATATTAACTACAGCGAGTTTTTGTATTTTAAAGTCGGTTGTTTCTTCTATAAATCGTCTATACATTTCTACTTGGATAGCTTGATCGAAACTATAATCTTTACTTGTTTTCCAATCTAAAACTGCATTTTGACCTTTCCAAGAATCTTTAGTTACAATAACATCATTAGTTCCACAACAATCAAATTTAGAACTGTATAAAGGTAATTCACTTGCAACTACTTTAAATTTTTGTGCTTTCCAAAATCTTAACCATTTTTGAGCCATTGTTCTTAATGGTTCTGATTCTGGTAGCACAGGTTCTTTTTTACTTTTAAAATATATATCAATCCAATCATGTAATTGACTTCCTATATCTCGACCAAAAGATTCTTTTTTTTCTGCTCTTTCTTTAACCTTATTAATAAAATCATTAATCTTATCTAATGGTTGATTATCTTGTAACATAATTTCTTTAATGGCATCATCTCTATTTTTTTTATACCAATTTTGTAAATCAGGTCTTGTTCTTTTATTGATTACAGTAGTTACACTTGATTTTGGGTCGCCATCAACAAAGTATCTATATTTTTTACCATTAGGGTCATAATTTATTTTATTACCTAATTTATTTTCTACAAATTGTTTGGTCATTATTCTCTCCTTTTCTTTTTTGGTAATTAATTTGGAATTCACTAAAACTACAAAAAGTTTCTTTATGCCACAAATTTATTTTATCATCAGGTGCATTTTTTAATGCCCAATCAACTATACTAAAAATATTAGTACCATTTAAAGAAGAATAAACTCCACCATTCATATCTTCATAATGACATTCTTCTATATTATTATTTATTTCTTTTATTTTTTTTTCTCTATCTAACATTATACATCTCCCTTTTATATTCTTGTTTAGTTTTATGTTTAGAATTACTTACACCATAATATTCTTCAATATAATATTCTGTAAGATAATTTTT